TATGCTCGCCGAGGAAGATCCATGGGAGGCTGGGCTCCGTTCGGGAAGAAGAAATTGGTTAAGCATAGGTACTGTGAGACGATTTCCATTAATACTGGCGCTGGTTATGCTGGGGATTATGTATTTCTTGCCAATTCGTTGTACGATCCCAACGTGACTGGTACTGGTCACCAGCCATATGGCTTTGACACTATGACTACGTTGTATGATCATTACACTGTGATCGGTTCTAAGTGCATCGTAACAGTAGCTAATGGGCTGAGTATTCCAGTCTATACCGCTTGTTTATTGCGGGATAATGACGGAAGTCTTTCTGGAGCAGACCTGAATGTTCTACGCGAACAACCTGGAGGGTCATTTCGCCTATTAACTGCTGCTGCTGGAGCAAGCAGTAGAACCACATTCACGAAACGATTCAGTGCTAAGAAGTTCTTTGGCCGTGGTAAGGGCTTTTTGAACGATCCTGAAATGAAGGGGACTGCTACAACTAATCCTGCTGAAGGCGCATACTTTCATTGTCTGATAATTCCTCAGAATGGTACTGACGATCCTGGCACGGTTTATTTACAAATTCAAATTGATTATGTGGCTGTATGGACTGAGCCTAAAATATTGGCACAATCTTAATAAAAACCTATTCACGCAAACGACTTTTGTTCTTTACTATCTATGACAGCGCAGGTGCGGCGCCCGAAGGGCCGCGCCGAGCACCGGTTCGGGGTTCCGATGATGCGATCCTCACTTACTCGTTAAAAACTAGGACTCTATAGATTTTTTATGCGAAATGCGATCCACCTTAGAAATCCGATCAGCCGAAATGAAATGAATACTTGAAATGAAATAGGCGAAATGAAACGAAATGAAATCCAAAAATTAAGCTCAGTGATCCAAATCGAAATCTGGATTTTTTTATATCCTCTGGGTACATAAGTCGGGAAATTTGGTGGGTGGTTAGTATTACCCACCCACCTCTGGGCAGACTCCTCTGGGCCGTATAGGATGTCGACCAGGTTCCGAAACTTTGTGTTTACTTTGAACAACCCGTGTGACGCCGATGAAGAAGCTGTCCTCTCGCTGCCTTACAAGTACCTCATCTTTGGCCGGGAGACTGGAGAGAATGGGACCCCACACTTCCAAGGCTACTGTGAGCTGGACAAGAAGATGGCGTTCGGTGCTCTGAAGAAACTGCTGCCTACTGCACACATTGAGCACAGGAAGGGGACTGCCTCCCAGGCTTCGGAGTATTGCAAGAAGGATGGTGACTTTGTTGAACGTGGGACTATCTCCAACCCAGGTAAGAGAACTGATCTTCAAGCTTTTGTTGAAGAAGCGAAAGCTGGTCGCATGTCGAAGCGCGACTTGATCGAGAATCATACTGGGATTGCTGCTAAGTATCCTCGCTTTGCTGAGCTGGTTCAAGATACTTATCATCCCCCTCAGCCTATGGAGGTGTTGGACTTCCACTGGTTTCATGGCGCTACCGGCACTGGCAAGAGCAAGACAGCGCGGGAATTGTACCCAGGTGCGTACATTAAGAACACCAATAAGTGGTGGGACATGTACGATGGCCAAGATGCTGTGATCATCGAGGAGTGGAGTCCCGAGAATGAGCGTTTTCTAGCTCACCATCTCAAGCAGTGGTGCGATCACTACCCTTTTAACGCAGAAATAAAAGGCGCGAACAAGTTTATCCGCCCGAAGACGATCATCGTGACTTCGAACTGGACTTTGTCTCAGTGCTTTCAAGACCGCAACAACTACGAGCCTCTAGAACGTCGTTTTAAGATTCGCGAATTTCGCTAAATAAACGTCTATTTAAGCGCGCAAATTTTGTTTTCTTGTTTGTATCACACATGGGCAAGAGAGTCCGTGCTCCTAAGAAGTATGTCAAGCGATCATTCAAGCGCCGCCGCATCACCAAGAAACGCTATGCTCGCCGAGGAAGATCCATGGGAGGCTGGGCTCCGTTCGGGAAGAAGAAATTGGTTAAGCATAGGTACTGTGAGACGATTTCCATTAATACTGGCGCTGGTTATGCTGGGGATTATG